AAACTATACCCGCACCACTTAGGCGGTGGTTTCGCCTTAATTGCTCTCCCAACACAAATCCCCAACTTTCCAAGAGCAGGATGCGGGCATTGAACAACGCTGTGATCAAAAAACCCAACGTAAACAGTCCTGAAAAACTTCTCCTGACATTTTTTGCAAACCAATTTACTCAACATTTCAATTCCACTACATGCTCGGTTGAGTAAGGGCACTTTTTCGGCAACGCTTTTTTCTCATTAAAACCTTCAGTCGGTTTCAACTTACAATAACAAGGTGCCATAAAAGATTTCTCTTTTGGTTCCCATGTTAACATTTGCTCAGTAAATGCTGCTTCAAGTCCATTCTTGGGCGGCTTTTCAAGCACCCTTTTCGCGAAACAATACTTACAAACAATCAACGCTTTTTTCTTCATTTGAGCAACTTTGCATTCTTGATATCAAGCTTGTTTTCTCTACAAAACTTCGCAATGTCCTCGCAAAAAATTTCATACTCCCAATTGTTTGCTTTGTAAACATACCGTTTTTTGTTTTCGGTTGACTGTGCGAACTTACTTTTCTTCATTGCTTTATTCTTCCTTTGTGTGGCGGCAAGTCCTTGAGGTTCAAACCGGGTGGCGGAGCTTGAACTTTAGGTCGGCTTGCCATTCTCTCTCTAAGCTGAGCCTCAAAGTTCTTTGCCGCGTCCGCTATCGCCTCTTTAGACTCTTTTTCAAACTTCCGGAACGCCTCTTCTATATTCCCCGCTGAAATTGGGAAGTTCACTGTATGGGGGATATTTCCTGCTGGCGTTCCAAACATCACTTGAATTTGTCCTGTGAAACGCGGGAAATCATCTGGTTTTTTCCCGCTTATGATTTCATTCTCTCGGATGAACGCTCCTTTACTATCGTGATATTCTCCTACGACTTTGAAAATGAAATTACCCACGAATTCTCCTTTTTATTAACTCTCCGGTCCTTTGATCAACTGCTAACATTTTCCCGCACTGATTACACTTGTAACACAAATAATGTTTTCTTCGCGTCCTTTGCAAATGGAACGTCCCTTTGCACTCTTCGCATTTTTCTGAAAGAACTTCTCCAAGCGAAGCAACGTGAATACGACTTCTTAACGTTTCCTCTTCTGGCGTATTATCAATGAATTGCTCAAGCTGATAGAAACAATCTGGCGGACAAGCAGACGTTATGGGCAATTGATATCTTACCCAATTTGGCCCTTTAGAAACCTCAAGCTTTTCTACAACCGGACAAACAACTATATTCATCGTTTTCCAAGCGCCATCAAAAGAGGGAACTTTTGAGCCGCCGTAGGAATATTCATCTGCTTCCTCTTTATACAGCTTTTTCCGTTCTGCGCATTTCTCACAAACCAATTTACTTAACATTCCAACTCTTTCAAAATTGAGGCAACTTCCGTTTCCATTGGAAACACTTTATATATATTTACCCCTTTCAATTCCGTAAGATGAAGCAATGCCATCGTAGCAGTATCGTACCCTGAGTTTGGAAATTCTATATTGAGCAACGCCCTATACAAATTCAACTGCAACGAATAGTGAACATAATTGCAATCGTCCAAGTGAGACAGTTCTTTGAAACCAGCAGCCCAAGTATTGCATTGTCTGATCTGCTTGTTCGTTTTCCAGTCTGCCAAAAGCAAACCATTGGATTCTGTATCTCTCAGGACAAGGTCAACGGTTCCAGCCAAATGGTGTTTTTCACTGAACGTCTTATGCTCAATGAAAACAACTTCAAATCCTCCCCATATTTCTTTTTCGACAAACCGACCGATATGCTCTTGGAAGCGTCTTTCCCGTTGATCAGATGTTTTTGGAAAAACCCTCTCCTTCAAAAACTTCTCTGCAAAAGAATGAATGCGCGTTCCGAACACGGCTGTCTTTTGCCATTCTTTCATCCAATGCTTTGCCGTCTTACCATGTTTGGCCGCGTATCTTGCTGCCTGAACTGGAGCATTGAACGGCTGGAACCATTTTTTCACGACAGTCGTAACGGAAGCATATTTGACGCCATCAACTTTGTACGTATGTGTCTTTTCATCAAACTGAAGCTTGCTCATTAACCTTCCCAACAATTGGGATCATACGCAGCTGAAATTCCCTGATCTGTCGCGGTAACTTCAAAAGTTTTGTTGTTGATTTGAAGCGCCCAACTCATACTTCTACATATTTTCAACACCTTCATCTTTTGAATTCCGGTCATTTCAGAAATTTCATCAATAGTGACTTGCTCGTTTTCTGTTGCGTCTGTAGCTGCTTGTAAAATCAGTTCTTCATCGCTCAACGTTATGAGATGTTTCCGCTTCCAATTTTCCATATTCTCATATGAGACTGAATAACAGTCCGTCCTTGTGCGATAACCATTTGATGAATCATATGAATCTTTTGGAAAGAACTTTTGTAGTCGATGAAACTCTTGCTTCGGGAGGTGCCCACAAAGCCAAGCTTGATATGCTTTAGGGTCTTCTCTGTCTCGCGTCTTGTCAACAATCGCGCTTGCAAAAATATAGTAGTCAGCATCGTTGTTTGCATATTTTACAGCAATGCTTCCCAAGTGCTCCGGTCTTGGCTTTATTTCACGTCTTTTCGACATTAGCTTAAAACGTTTTGTGCCTTCTTTTGTCGTTTTGTCAAACACTTGTTTCACCAACCCGACGCGTCTTGCGCTTTTGTAAACTTCCAAGAAGGCTTCGCCAATGATAAAAGAAAATAGTTTGTCTTCATCTTTGAATGTATGTTCAGTTTTTTTCCATCTCTTCTCAACCTTCAATGCTCTACTTATGATGTCCTTTGTTATTGCTAATTCTTTGTATCCTTCCATAGTAATATGAAACCCATGTTGCTTTAACGCCCGTGTCCTTGAATAACTTCCCTTTTTGATTTTTTGAGCTATTGTAGACATGATTAACCCTCCGGCTCTATAAATGTCACTCTAAAACTACCGGGGATGTACTCTCCATTTTTTGGCAAACCGCTCTCTACTGAAAGCTGTTCTCTGGCTTCGTCTTCGCTTTCCGCTTCGACTTTAAGCCGAACAGCCATTACCCACTCAACAGTTGCGTCAAATTTCATTACGTTCCCCTTCCTACAATCCCCTTACGATTTATGACTGTCATCAGCCCCTTCAAGCCGATGTTGATTTTTACGAGGACAATTTTCAGGTGGTTCTTTTTCAACAATAGCCATTCCAATCCTGATTCCCGGTGGACAAGAAAACAACCCAGCAAACCATTCCTCTTGTGGAAACATTGGTTGACTTTCTTCCTTAAAACACGCTTTGCAAACATCCTTGTCAAGCATTCTGTTCTACCATCAAAATCTCAAGCTCATAAAAGCATTTCTTCTTACCGCCTACTTCCATGCCCAATTCAAAAATACATTCCTTTTTACTCTCTCCATTGTCGCCTGTAAACCAAAAATCCCAAGCCCTGCATTTTTTGCATATGTCTCGCTTTGTCATTGGCTCAAACCACCGATGCTTCTTTGATAACAAACTCAAGCCTGTAGGGGCATTCTTTCGGGGGAACAAAATTCTCTTCCTTGATGCGATATTCATCATCGTCCAAAAATGCAACCTTGCAAATCAAATCCAACGGCTTATCGCCCCGAAATAACCTGCGAACATGCTTACACTTCTTGCAAATCTTTATTTTCTCTTTGGCTTGCATTTTTGCGACTCCATCAAGTGCTCAAGGGTAAAAGGACATTTCTGCGGAGGAGCCTCTTTCGTTGATACCCAAAACTCACATACATCGCACCAAGCTTCTTTGTTTTCATCAAAAAACTCGTGGTCAGCCTCAGACCATTCATTACCGAGGACATTCATCGTACATCTTTGACAAATCCGTTTGACCAATGTCATTTTAATCGCCAACCACTTCGTTCAATTCGCCATGCACTGCGCTTGCGCACTTAAAACAAATCATTGAACTTGCAAGGCCACCAGAATGCAGCATTTCAATTTGTACCGCACGAGTTCCTCTTTTCAACGCACTTTTTTCCGTCCGATTGTAAGGGTCGCAAAGGCGGCAATAAGCGTTACTTGCGTTGACCAACACGGTCTTGAACATTTTGAGTCTCCATCAAATGTTCTAAACGAAATCGGCAATTCACTGGCGGTTCCATATACAAACTTGTTTCTATAGTTGTTATAGGACAATAAACTACCCGCAAGTTTGGATCATCCCAAAGTTTATCATCTCTTTTGCTCCATGGTTCTTTATGAAGATAAGTTCCTTCGTTTGCTTTTTCCAAAACACCACACCTACAATGATTGATGCAGCTTTTGCAAACCACCTTTGAAAGCTTTACTGTTCTGGGCGGCAATGGATTCATTCTTTCTCCGGCGTGTAATCTTTGTCACGCCTGTTTTTCAACGTTTCTAAAATACGCTGCCAAAACGTCATTTTCTTCCTTCTCTGTTTCCTACTTTCAAAATGCATAAAATGTTCCAACTGAAAAGGACAATTTTGCGGGATGCCGCAAGCGTTGATTGTAACCTTCATTGTTACGGGGTCGACTTCCCCAATTACTCTTTGAAATCCCAACTCATCATCAATATCGCCAACGGTACAATAAAAAGAATGCCCTTCGTCGCCCCACCTGTCGCCAGTTATTTGATGCTGACATTTGGTGCAAATCCGAGCAGATAACGGAATCTTTCGTCGCTCCTTAATATCTCGGATCAAATCCGCTGGACGCATCGTCGGTTTAACATTCTGGTAATTCGGGGGCCATATTCTCATGTATAATTATACAACTGAACAACAAAGATTTTTGATAAAATTGATGAATCTCCGAAATGAATTTCATGAAATCTTCATTTCTTTCACATACCGTTTCAACCCTTGCTTTTTCGCAACCCTTATCATATCAGCAGTTCCACGAGAACCCGAAAGATGAATCGCAATCAAGGCATCTCCATACCACGCCATTTCTCGATTACGTATCATACCTGCTTGCTTTCCATACTTCGACCATTCAGCGGGAAATTTCTTAACTGGAATCTTGTTTTCCACAGCCCACCGAATCCCCATTGTATCCGCTCCAGCGGCACAACCACTAACCACTTCTGTAATTTCAAACTTTGACTCTTTGATCGCTTCACAGAGCAATTCATAATCAAGGCAATTCCGCGAGCCTGCGATAATCACTTTCATCAATCAAGCCTTTTTCAAAAGCTTCCTTTGCCGTAATTACTCCTTTGTAATGGGGCAAATGAGAAACAAACGCACAATCCTTCGGCACGCCAAAATTCTCAATTGCTTCCTTTATCGGTAAACAGCCAACTCCAGCGCGGAATCGGTTTGGATACACTGTGCAAAGGTTTGTATCGCGATTAAGATAGAGGCATGATTTGTTTGTGAATACTCGAACGCCATTTACTGTCGTTTTGAAGTAACAGCAACGTCCGCATTTTTTGCACTCTGTTTTTGAACCCCTCTTACGTTTTCGTTTCTTAGTTTTCATCGCCGGTCATCGGGCAATCCGTTTTCCTTTATCCATTCCAACACATGATCATCCGTCCAAAGGTGCGGAAATTGAGGACGACAAGAATGCCGCAACACTTCCACCATTCCAGCTTTGATCGCCTGATTGAAACGCCAATGAAGCAAATCACACAAATGATGTCCTTGCGGTTCGGAGCAAGGGATTCCAAGATGCCAGCCACAACTCCCCACTCCACTTTCTGTAATTGAGTAACCTGCTCTCCTGATTGTCTTGCTCACCTCAACAGGCAAAGACCCATAACGTGAAATCAGTTCGTCCATTTCTTCAAACGTCTCAACCTTCTCAATTATTTCTTCGGTCTCGGTGACGCAACTTTCACAAGACTTAACATTTCCACAAACATCGATAACGCAAGAAATCATCCGGTAAGAAAAATAAGGATGAGCAAAGAGACGTTTACAGAAACGGTCGATTTCGCGGTCGAGCAACATCAACTTCATTTTTTGCTTCCGCGTTGGTTCTTTGGTTGCCTCTTCTGGGTTTGGAAACAGTCCTACATTTTTGCGCAAAGAAATAGAATTCATGCGCAATCGTACCATCTCGTGTTCCGCAGTCCTTTGCGTATCGGGAAACTTCATGGACTTTTTCTGTTTCTTTTTACGTTTGTATGAAATAAGTCACCTGTCCTATTATATGGTCAAGTATCAAACTTTTTTCTTGTTCTCTTGTATCCCTTTGTCAACGCTCGGATTATGTTTCTGCGTACTCATCAAATGTTCGAGTTCATATGGGCATTGCTCTGGAACTTCAGTGTGCTGGATGACCAACCCTACTGTTTTTTCCTCTGGCTTTATTGGACAATAAGAATTTTCACACTTGGTACAAATCTTCCGATCAGCCTTCAATGATCCTTCTTTTTCAAACGACACAACAAGTTTGTCTCCAAACACGGCTAACCATTTATCCATCTCAGCAATAGGAATGTTACATTGGTTTTCCCAACGACTGATTGTGCTACTCGATATTCCGAACATCTTTGCAATCTGTACCTGTGTCATTCCTTTTTCTTTTCTTAATCGCTTGAGATGATTTCCTACCTTGCGCAGAAATTCTTTTGCGACGTTTTCATTTTTTACTATTGACAAGTTTTTCAATGTGTTCCCTTGCGTCAATGGAAATAATGTTGTCTTGATAAATTGCAGCAGCGCCACCGCCAAATTCACTAATGCGCGGTTTGCTACAAGTATAGGCCCACGAAACAACAAAAGGTTCTTTGATATCAAACTCTTTCAACAACAATTGCGCAGTGTAAAACACTGCTTCTAAGTCGCCACTTTCTTCTGAATAAAACCAGACGCCTTTTTCATCTGTTTCGGCTTGAACATAAAATCCATCAGGCAATGCTTCTTTGTCTTCATCGCTTGGATAAGCTTCGACATCCTCGTTTGAGTCCGTTTCCATTTCATCATAAAGCTCATCGTTCAGCATTTTGAGGCGTGATAGGACTTTCTCTGATCTGGCTTCGTGGCCTTTTGGCAATTCCAAATGCTCAGAAAATTGGAGATAGTTATTCGCCACGTCGCTCCTCCATTAAGTGTTCCAAAGAAAAAGGACATTCTTTTGGTGGAGACTTCTCAATGGATATTGATTCCCAAAGCGGAGAAGAAGGGTCAGAATTAGCATAAGGACACCGAACCGTTTTATCACCTTCCCAAAACGATTCATCCTCATCTGTCCAAACGTAACTTCGCTCCTTCGCCCACAATGTTTCTGTACTACAACGTTTGCAAATCCGCTTGGTCAGCAAAACAAAACCTCCCGCTCATATATTATACAAACGGGAGGCTCGTTTTTTGCTAAAATTCTCAATTTTTACACATATGCATGTCCCACGGCTTTCCCCGCAACTGGTTGTATTCGATGTGTAACCTTGTGAGTTTTCCAGCACGCTTGAACGTCTCAAACTGCAAGACGCTCGAATATTCTCCAAATTTCTCCTTAATCAAATGATGTGGCGTTCGCAACCATCCTTTCTGCTTCTTCTGAATTTCAGCAAGCCTTTTGATTTCCTTTTTGACTTCTTGTATCCGCTCGTAAACCTTTGGGTCGCGTTCAATTGTCTCAATTACTTTCTGTTCCATGATATTTCTCCTTTGGCAATATTGTGATAAGGTTTTGACAACATTGTGACAATATTGTCAAGGAGGACTGCGACACTGCATCTACCAGAACACCATGATTATCTCCTTTCAAAAAGTGATTCGCGTCATCACGTTGCTCTTTGGTGCGCGTGGTTAGGAGTTGAACCTAACCCCTTCCGAGAAGCCCAAAAGCTTTCCCGCTGCTGAAGCTTCTTCCCAAGGTAGTGGTTTGCGCGAAAGCACACTGACCGCTCGTGCGCGTTGAGCAGCCGACCATCTCCTTGTTTGGGGCACTGGAACATGGACGATACAGGTTCGCGAGTCCTGCAACGACTCAGCCGGGTCATCAGATGCCCCCAGCGCTCTTCCGCTGAGCTACACGCGCATAGATTATTCTTCATCGTCATCCCATTCTTCATTTTCGCCTTCAAAAACCTTCTCAACACGCGTAATGATTTCTTCTGGTATCTTATGCTTCCTTAGCTTTTCCTGCCAGCCATTGTAAGACCGTTCTCCTGACTTGCGATACATAGATTTCTCACCAATGCAAAACGGAATTGGTGACGCGAAAAGCTTCACGCCTTCAAATATCGCATATGGCCAAAGCTCAAGCGGAGAATCAGGACAACAACCGCAATTGTGAGCCATCTCATAATTCATACATAACGGGTTGATTTCAGGGCTGCAAAAACGTTCATGATTCCAACGGCTCACATGCCGTTGCAAACTTGGAAAACGCTTGTACAGCTTTTCCAATACTTCCACCCGTGAAACTTCCTGATTGCGCTTTTTCTTCTCATCCGCGAGAAACTGTTTCAAGTCTTGCATGGTTTTCCTCCTTCCAAAGCTTCCAACGCGAAAAAACACGACGCTGCGTTTCGGAAACAGGTTCCGTACACAACGCCGTAGCTTCGTTGTTGCGGTCAGGTTCTCTGAAGATTGTGCAAGCAATTCCGCGACTCTCCAGACGTGCTTTCTGTATCCAGAGATAATCCTCGTCGGGAGCCTCGCACAAGATCAAATAGTTGTTTGAAGGTAAGCTTGTTTGAAATTGAGCGCCAGCTTCGTAGGCGGCGTGTGCTGCCTGAACAAGCTGTTGCGCAAGAGGAATGTCTTTGCGGACAAGAACAAAATTGTCTTTGCGTACCTATGTCATGATTCAGCTCCTTTCTGTTTTATTATACAACTGAACGAAACTTTTTTCAAGAGAAAAATAAAATTTATTGTCCCATCATCTTTCTGCGGTGTTCGTTCATCTTCTTACAAGCAATCGTTTGACCCCAAAATCGTCCGGGACCAAACTCTTTCCAACGTCTGTTATTGATTGTCCGTTCAAACACTCCTGTCATTCGACGTCTGCTTTTCATCCAACGCTTGCGCATGAGTTCAAGGTTTGAATAGTCTGTTCCAAAACCCCTACAACGAATGAATGCTTGAAAATCAGCTTTCTCCTCAAGGGGCATATTTGCCGTGAAAGCTTCCCAATTGGTCATCGAACTGACGCTCTCAAATCAAATTCAAGTTCTTTCCAACTATATACAGAAACGTCACCATTATCATGTTTGCACCACAAAACGTCGCCGCCATGACCGGGAACATAACCACCCATTGTGACAATTTCTCCTGTACGCCGACGCTTGATATGTTTTTTAGCAATGAGCCATCCTACCGTTGAATGCAAGTTTGTTACTTTCAGTTTTGTTCCAGAAGGAGGAATTTGTTTTGGTTCTTTCATATCAAGCTCAATTTGGATTCAGAAAGAATATTCCGCAAAGGCAAGAACAACGGCTCAGGAAGCGAATGCGGAAAGCACCATTGCCAACATTCACACTTGTCACGTTCCAACACGACGGGCGTCCCTCTGATCAAATCGACTTCAAAGAAAAGCGTGATGTAATGTAAACCCTCTTTCTCAAAAATATCATTGGTCAAAGTTTTGAACTGTGCATTGCGAACGTCCAAATTGGTTTCTTCTTTGACTTCACGGGCGCAACAATCTTCAAAAGACTCACCGAATTCCAAATGGCCTCCGGGAAGGCTCCATTCCCCAGCGCCATGAGAACCTTTTCGCTTGCCTAACAGAATCCTATCAGACTTATCCCTGACAATCACTCCAACTCCAACGCGCACTTGATTCATAATTTCATTCCTGAGTTGGAGGCGCATACGGGATTTGAACCCGTGTCCACTGATTTAGAGTCAGTTGCTCGGCCAGCTGAGCTAATGCGCCTCATCATCCTTCGGTTCATCATCCTTCGGTTCCTGATTTTTACACCCACGACATATCCACGTGTCTTCAAGCAAATCCATCAAACAATTACATTTGGAACAACGCCGCATTTCAATAAGTTGGCCACTTTCACATTGTGGGCACCGCGCAGCCGTATCGCCCCAAGATACAGCAAACTCATATTTGCAATTCTTACAAATCGTTGGAATACCCATTATGATAGTTCCTCTAACCAGACAATGATTACAACTCCATCTTCTGATATGATATACTGAACATCGGTTACCTGAAAATCGTCCGTATTCAACGTCACCTTTTCTCCGCGCCGTGGAGCAACTTGAAGTTCGGAAAATTCTGGCGACCTTTCGCCACCCATGAAATGAAACTCAACCTTGATCATTTTTCTTCCTTGAATAATTGAGGAAATACTGATTTGGCTCCATCAATTCTATCTTGTGTCATGAAGTGTTCGAGCCAAAACGGACAATCATCGCGAACCTCACCGGGATATTTCCAATTGGTATCACCGCCAAGGCTGATTTCAGCAAGGTCGCGAATACCCATCGCAAGACCTTCTCTGAAGAAACATCCATATCGCGTTAAACGATTCACGCTTGTATCGCGCAATCGTTTACAGCCGTTCATACAGATTCCAAGATTAGCTCTCATGTTTGCTCACTACATGTTCCAAATCATAGTGACAATTCTCTGGTGGCAATCCTTCTTTTGAAACAACACGCGACAGCAAAGGACAATACCAAGAATGGCCGCTACTCAAATGAGAAAATGGAACATCCCTCAAATGATCCTTGTAAAATTTCTGCTTGCACTTTTTACAAATCACTTCATTTAACACATTTGTTCGCCTGTCGAATTGGCTTTCCAGTATTAGGGTCTATCATCAAGCCTTTTGGAATTCCAAAATTCC